CCAGCGTGTCGGGCGGATCGTCCTGGCCGTCAGTCGAGCGGCACCGCTTCATGAACTGCTGCAGCTTGCCCTCTGCCGCCTCGACCATGCTGGCGGATTTCGTGATGCCGTAGGCCATCGCCGCGGCCATCGCCAGTTCCATTGCCTCGATCAGCATGGCGTCCCAGGTGTTCTCGACCGTGTTGCGCCAGATGTAGCGCAGGGCAAGGCTGGTGCCGCTTGCCATGATCTTGCCGCTTTCGGTGCGGTAGTCCACCTCGAAACCGTCCTGGCCGACCTGCAGGGTTTTCAGCCAATCGCTCGGGAGGGTGAACTGCGCGGCGAAGTCGAACGCCGGCACGTCGGTGTCAGGCGCCAGCACCACGCGCTTGACGGCGCAGTTCCAGGGGTGGCTGCGCAGCGTGGAGTCGCGCACCGTCTCGTACAGGTTGGCAGCAAGCCGCGCCCGGTCGTTGGACTCCGACAGGCTGGCGATGGTCTGCGCGCCGAGCCTCAGAAGTGCGTTGCTGCAAATGCTGACGGAGGTTGCCATGTGCTGCTTTCATGAAAAAAGCCGAGAGCGCGCGAACGCTCCCGGCCTGCCTCAGACGCCGAGCGCGTCAGTCTTGGACGTAGCTGCCTTCGACGATGAGCTTTTGGTTTGCTGCGAACACAGCAGCGCGAACCGTGGCGTACACCTCGACCACCTCGGTCGTGACATACGACAGGCCAGCGGTCAGCGACGAGCCGTTGTTCAGCCCGGACTGGCCGGCGGTCGTGACGGCAACGAGGGCGGCAATACCGTCCACGTCGATCACGGTGCCGGTCGCCTTGCTGCGGAAGCCCACGTCGATCGTGCACGATGCGGTGCCGGCCGAGAACGACACGACCCAGTCCTTGCAGATGCGAGCGCCCTTGGGCAAGTCGCCCAGGTAGATCGTGTCCGCGATGGCCAGGGTGCTGGCGCCGTTCAGGTACTCGGCATAAAAGTGGCGTTTGCGACCACCGTCAGCCGAGGGCAAGACCTTGTAGCCGGCCGCGATGGCCGTGGTCTGAGTGCTTTTGACTTCTGCCATTTCGTTCGCTCCTTACACGACGTAGTCGATGGTGACGACCTTGTACTCGTTCACACGGACAGAGCCGATGGACAAGGGCACATAGATCTGGATCAGGTTGCGCTTGTCACGGCGCGGGCCGATGTCCACCATGCCCTGCATGGCGTAGCCGGCGTGGCAGCCAGACTTGGCCCAGGCCACGGCGGTCTTGGTCGAGGTGCCGGTCAGCAGCTCGTAGGGCACCCAGTTGAAGCCCATCCACTTGCCAGTGATGTTGCCGTCTTGCAGCATCTTGACCGCCATGAAGTCGGCGCTGGTCAGCGTGGTGTCGGACAAGATGTCCTCCAGCATGCCGGCGTCATAGGCGAAGTAGAGTTCTTCGCCGTTGTGCTCGTCGGCCTCGTTGGTGCGGAAGATCTTCTTCGTCTGGATGATCTTGGCCTTGGTCATGCCAGTGCCGCCGGCTGCGATCACCTGGCCCGAGGGCAGGGCTTGGCCGGAGAACGAGCCAGACTCGTCCGTCTTGCGCAGTGCCGAGCCCTTGAGCGCGGCGTAGATGACGGCGTCCTTCTTGCGTTGGACAGCGGCCAGGCAGCGCTGCAGGTAGTCGCCCTGCGGGTTGGCGATGAGCTTGGGCAGGTCGAACTGATCGACCGGCACAGCCAGATCGTAGTCGGACATCAGCGCCTGGCGCACGCCCACATCGGGGATCGACCATTCCGTGTCACCGTAGCGGTTGGTCACGGAATTCATTTCGATCGTGCCCATGTCGTTGGCCGTGAAGCTCGAACCGACGATGGAGCCGCGATTGATGATCTTGGACTCGAAGCGAGACTCTTTCTGTTCGTTGGCGGCGACAAAGCCGTCGTGGAACTGCTGCACGAACGCAGCGGTGATGGTGGTGTTCATTGCGACCCTTTCAGTCAGAACACACGCCGGTCTTGCGGGTTGTCAGCGCACTCGCTGGCCCTCAGAAGTCCACAGCCTTGGCGTATCGCTGTGCACTGGCTTTGCTGGTTGTCCGGGTGCCGCTCCGGGCCGATTCGCTGGGCAGTGTCTGCTTGAGTGGCGTTCGGGTTCCCGGAAATAAAAAGGCCGGTGGTTGTGACGCCACCGGCCAACGGGCTCCAACGCCCGACCCACCAGGAGAGATCAGGTAACGGGCGCAGTGCCGTATTTCTTGGCGTAGTAGGCGTCGATGGTTGCGCGCACGCGGGCGTGGTCAGGGTGGCGCGGGTTGCCGGCTGCTTCGCTGGTCAGCAGGGCCTTAACATCCTCGCCGCCGCCACCCGTTGCAGTCGCCGGAATGCCGCCAGCCTCGCGCAGCTCGGGGCCGATCTTGGCCAGGATGCGGTATGCCAGCGCCGGGTCGGTCATGATCGAGTCGAATTTGCCCTTGTCGGCCGGGTCAGCGAACGCCTCAAACGCGGAGAACGCCGCGGTGAACTGCTCGCCGTACTTGTCGCCCCAAGCCTTCTCAAGACTGCCGCGCACGGCCTCCACGCTGTTGTTGATCGCGCCGCCCACCAGGTCCGTGGCCGTGGCGAAGTACTTGCCCATCACGAAGTCGAATTGCTTTTGCGTCAGGCCGGCAGCGAGCGCCTCGGCCTTGAACGCCTTGGAGCGATCGTTCTCCTCCCAGTGCTCCTTGAACGCCTCGGGCACCGTCACGGCATAGTCGTCGGCGGTCTTGGGAGGCAGTTCGCCAGTGCCGACGCGGCCCTCCAGATGGGCATACGACTCGGCCAGCTTGCGGGCGCTTGCTTCCACATCGAGCGCCTCGCCGTTCATGACGCGGAACTTCTCGGGGATGAAGTCTTTCGCGGCCGGGGGCGGAGGTGCCAGGCCGGATGGTGGCGCGGGATCTGCGGGCGGTGTTGCGCCAGATGACGCCGGCGCAGCAGGGGCAGGCACGGGCGGCACATCGCCACCGCCACCAGCGCCCGGGGTTCCGTCCATCAGCACGAATCGACTACGCATCGCTCTCTCCTTGGGGTTCAGGCACACCGTGCGCCTGGTTGATCTTGTTGATGATGTGATCCAGCACGCGGCGCTGGCCCATGCGCTGGTACGTTTTGAGCACCGCGTCGATGCCGCCGTCGGTGACGGCTGGCTGGGTGAATCGCTTGATCATGTCCTCCAGCACTGCGGCGCCTGCCGGGTGGCGCTCGAATACGTCGAGGTAGGTGTCGGGGGTTACTTCTTGCATGTGTACCGGCAGGGGATGGGATCAGACGCTTGCGTTGACCAGCGCAAACCCATGAAGCCGCATCTTTGCCGCGATGGCCGCAGCAGCGTTTGATGCCTTAAAGAACAGTTGGGCCGATACGGATGATGTGCTGGCGGTCACTGCGATTTCAGGCGTTGCCACGCGGAAACGGGTGTTTGTCGGGAATGGCAAGTCCCACGTATCCGAGTACAAAAAGCCGACCCCCACCGTGCCGCCGCCGCCGTTGTTGATGAGGTTCATCTGAAAGCCGCGAAAGCCCACAGGTGATGTTTCGCTGCGCAGTTCGATGTCGGCAAACCCCTGGATGTAGTCGCCCACCGAATACCCCGTTGATGGCGAAGTGGTCGGGTTGATCTGCGCGAGGTTGATGATGCCGGTCTGCAGCGTGGACGAGGCAATGTCCAGTTCGGCGCATTCGCGGTTGTTGACCATCACCTTGCTTACCGTCTGAGTTGTCGGCGTTGCAACCGTGTTGGTGATCGTCAGTCCGTTCGGCACGTTGCCGGTGTAGTTGGTCTTTGCCCCGCTCGACCCCATTACTAGCGAATTGCCAAACAGGCTGTTTGCTGACCCGGCGCGTGGCAGGCTGGGCCACCCGGAAATTCCGTTCTCGACCAGCACATCGCTGATTCGCTTGCCGATCCACACCGCAGCGATTTGCGGGTGAACCGATGCGTCCGTGTAGTTGGCAAAATTGCCCGCGCTGGCCGGGACCGGATAGGCGGTCGTCGTGTCCATGTAGAGGTCGGCCACAGGCACGTAGATGATGCGCGGGTCAGTCGCAGCCTTCGCCTCGATGTAGTCCGTCAGCGCCCAAT